TGTGGGATGGCACATTTAAAAAAGCGGGAGATTTAGTAGAAGAGGATGTTGTAAAAGCATACTTCCCTCCACACTTCCAACAAGTAGATGATTTTAACTTCTATGATTGGGAATACTATACACCAGGAGGAATATTAGTTCCTGCTTATGTTAAAGATGTAGCATATACATTTGTTGATAGATGGAATATAGTAAGAACTGATAAAGGTGATGTTAGAGGAAATGGTGAACACCCAATGATGATATGGGATATGAACGAAGAAGTTTATAAATTTAAACCATTGGGATTACTTCAACCTGGAGATAAATTAATAAAAGTATTAGGTGAGAACCAAATAGAAGAAGTAGAAATAATTGCAAATGAGGTTCAATCATCGACATTAGAGGTTGTATCGATAGATGTTGAAGATGTGGATACATACATAGTAAATGGATTTGTTACCCATAATAAGGGTGCAAATTCGTTAGCGGGGTATTCTATATCAACTAACCCAACTATATCAATCGCAAGCGTAACTATCGGAGGAAACCCATACAAACAATTAACATTAAGTACTAACTCAGCGGTGGTATCTCCTGGTTCGACTGCAATTACTGCAAACTTCTCATATGATATACAGATAGCATCTGATAGTGGGTTTAGTTCTATATTAGCGACTTTTAGTGCATATAGTTCTAATACATTAAACTATAAAACGGGTTCTACTATTTTTGCTAGAGCAAGAACTAATTTTGCAGGATTACAAAGTGGATTCGGTTCAACTGCAAGTGGATAATAAAATAATATAATATGTTTAAGATAACAAAACAATTAGTAGTAGATGGAAACGTTTTAGAGAGAATCTATGTTTCCAAAGATTATACATTTGAGGGGGTTGAAATCTTCGAAACGGAAGAAGAGGCTACCGAAAAAGCGGCAGAATTAGAAAGTTTGGATAATTTTGGTGCTAAATATAAGGTTACAAAAATATCGTAATATTTATAGATATATACCATAATTAAAACAAAACAAAAAAATGGAAAACAAATTGTTATCTCAAGATGAACTAAACGAAATAGTTCAGTTACGAAATGAATTTGCAAATATCTTTGCAACTATTGGTTCTATTCAATCGAGAATAAAAGAATTGGAAGAAGAGAACGAACCAAACTACATCACCCTTAAGGAAATTCAGAAAAAAGAGGAAGTATTATTCGAAAAATTAAAGAATAATTACGGAGAAGGGAATATAGATTTGGTTACCGGAGAATTTAAACCTATTCAGTAATATTTTGGAAGTTTCTTTTGATATTTATATGGAGGAAATCTAAAAATTTTTAAATAAAGATAACATGGCAGAAAAAATTGTATCACCTGGAGTATTCACAAGAGAGAACGACCTTTCTTTTTTACCAACAGGTATATCGCAGATAGGAGCAGCGGTAGTTGGACCAACTGAAAAAGGACCAGCTTTCACTCCTACATTAATAACAACACAGGCTGAGTACGAAAGTATCTTCGGTACACCAAAAGATTACTACACAGGTTATACAGTTCAGAACTATCTAAGAGATGCTGGTGCTGTTACCGTTGTAAGAGTTGGTGGTATCGGTGGATATACACAAAAAGGTGCAAAAGCTATATTATGTGATAACTCTGCAAATGCAGGTGCGGTTAAACAAATCGTAGCAGTAGTTGCTCACCCAACTTCATCATTAGTAGGAACATTTACAGTAGCTGACATTGGTGCAACTAATCCAACTTCATTTACATTAACATGGAGTGGTAGTTACACAATGGATATGAGAATTAGTTCTACTGCATCAATTGATGATGTATTAGGAGTAGCACCGAATTCAGGTAAGGAAGCATACACATATATGTATTTTGATAATACTAAGACAGCGTTATCTTCATCTGCATTTGATGCTGAAACTACTTTTGAAAACTCAATCAATATACCTGTTCAAGATTATACTGAAGATGCGAGTAAAGCATATACACCTTGGATTCAATCTCAAAAATATAATGGAAGTACTAGATATGACCTTTTTAGAGTTCATACATTAGGTGATGGTAATGCTGAAAACAGAAGATTCAAAGTTCAAATTTCTAATATTAAATCTTCTAATGGAACTGACTATGGTACGTTCTCATTAGTATTAAGAGCATTTGATGATTTAGATAAAAGAAAATCAATTTTAGAACAATATAATAATTTAACATTAGACCCTTCTTCTCCTAATTTTATCGGAAGAAGAATTGGTGATAGAACTGTAACAATTGATGCAGAAGGTAAAATAACTGAAGCTGGAGATTATTCAAATAAGAGTAAATACATTAGAGTTGAAGTAACTGGTACAACATACCCAATAAACGCTATTCCTTTTGGACACGCTGCGTATGAATTACCTATTAACTTATCTACTGCTGAACAACAAGGATGGTTTCCAACCGTAACATTTACAAGTGCATCATTCAGTTCATCGGTATTCTCAAGTGGATTTGATTTTGAATCAAGTGTGGTTAATACAAATAATATTAATTACCTAAGCCCGATTCCTGGAAATACTGGAAACGGATTAAATCAAATATTTGGTTTAGATAATGCTAAAGGTGTTAATAGTGGTTCAACTGAATATGGTTTAGGATTAAGTGCAGCTGATACAAGTGATTCACAACAAATTGCTATGAGAAACTTTGTATTAGGTTTTCAAGGTGGATTTGATGGTGTTGACCCAACTATAACAATTAATAAAGGAGAAGATATTACTTTCACTAATACACAAGGATTTAACTGTTCAACATCAACTACAAGTGGTTCAGTAGCTTATGCAAAAGCATTAAACGCTATTCAAAATCCTGATGAGTATGATATCAACTTATTAATCACTCCTGGTATTATTAGACAATACCATCCTTATGTAACAACTAAGGCAATTGATATTTGTCAAGAAAGAGAAGATGTATTCTATATCGCTGACTTTACTGCGGCAGATGCTACAATCACAGAAGCGGTTGAGCAAGCAGCAGGAGAAGATTCAAACTATGTGGCTACTTACTACCCTTGGGTTAAAACCATTGATGTAACTACTAACAAATTAGTAGCAGTTCCACCATCAGTATTATTAGCAGGTACATACGCACAAAACGATAGATTAGGCGCAGAATGGTTCGCACCAGCTGGTTTAAATAGAGGTGGTATCGCTGGAGCAGTTCAAGTATTGAATAGATTAACTCAATCAGAGAGAGATACATTATACGAAGGAAAAGTTAACCCAATCGCTACATTCCCTGGACAAGGTATTAGTGCATTTGGACAGAAAACTTTACAAGATAAAGCATCTGCATTAGATAGAATCAACGTAAGAAGATTGTTAATTAACTTGAAGAAGTTTGTTGCATCTACTTCTAGATTGTTAGTGTTCGAACAAAATACGGCACAAACAAGAAGTAAATTCTTAAATACTGTAAACCCTTACTTAGAAGCAGTTCAACAAAGACAAGGACTTTACGCATTTAGAGTGGTTATGGATGAGACAAATAATACACCAGATGTAATCGACAGAAACATATTACAAGGTTCTGTGTTTTTACAACCTTCTAAGACAGCTGAATTCATAGTAATTGATTTCAACATCTTACCGACAGGAGCATCATTTAGTGTATAATTTAGATAACTGATATTTATATAAAAGAAATAAAAAATGGCAGAAGTATTAGAATTTAACGAAATGTTTTATACCAATTTCGAACCAAAGATGAAAAATAGATTCATCTTCGAAATAGATGGTATCCCTTCATATTTAGTGAAAGCTGGAAACAGACCTACAATCACTTTTGAACCTGTGGTTTTAGACCATATTAACATCAAAAGAAAGTTAAAAGGAAAAGGTGATTGGTCTACATTGGAGATTACACTTTATGACCCAATTGTTCCTTCTGGAGCACAGGCGGTAATGGAGTGGGTGAGAACATCACATGAATCATTAACAGGTAGAGATGGATACGCAGAATTCTATAAGAAGGATGTGGATTTCTATATGTTAGGTCCAGTAGGTGATAAGATTGAGCAGTGGAAATTAAAAGGAGCATTTATCACTTCAGCTAACTTTGGTGATTTGGATTGGTCGAATGCTACTGACCCTACTACAATCACTTTAGAACTTACTTATGATTACGCAATCTTAGAATTCTAAAAAATATTCCTTACGGATGCTACCGAAGGACAACCCTCATCAGAAATGGTG